AAAAAGTTGAAAAACGGTCGATCAAAGGCCTGCCACCCCGAGGGATGGTAGATCTTAATACTTAGCTAACCTTAATGTTCTCACACGGATCGGGTGGACCCACCAATATTCTTTCAAAAGGCGTTCGGCCGTCGGTATGAGTTACCTTGGGGTTCAAGCAACCAAAAGTTTATGCGATAAGCAAAGCACAGTGTACATTATCCACTGCATAGAGTCATGCGTCGGCGGTGATTAGGCGCCCGTTAAACCTGTTTCCCAGGATGCGTCTCTACCCGCTTAAAGCGTGATAAACTTTTGATGTTCGGTATTAAAACTTCAATCAATTATTAAAATAAAAGAATGAAAAACCATCCCTCAGAGAGTCTGGTTGGCATAGCTGATCAGCTACGAGAAGTGGAGACTCACAGAACCACTAAACGAATAAATTCGCCCCAACACACTATTGGAATGTTTATTAGTATTTTAAGACACTTCTGTCCTTCAAGGAGCTATTCCATCCTCAGTGGTGTTGAAAACACCATTGGTTTCAGGAACAAACCTTGGTTTATTAATTGTAACAACATTATCCCATGCTGCTGTATCAAATACAGTTGCTGAGATTCTGCCATTGGGGGTGCTTGTGGGACCAAATGAATAATATTCATTAAATATTGGTTCCAACCCATTTGGGACAAGATATTCAAAATCATCCCCTGCTGCCATGTAAATCTTGAGTTCAAGATTTGTGGCTGTCTTCCACTGCAGTTTCAGGCAGCCGTTGTGACTACTCAACAGAGGGTAGCCAGAAGCTCGATTCATGTTGTTGGTTCGTATGAACAAACAATCATAGATCGAGTAATAAGGAACCACAAATTCCATAACAGACTCTTGGGATAAGTTAATACTTTGTCCAGCAAGTCCACTATCAGAGACAAAACCCTGGTTTTTCCAGTATGGATCAAGGGTTTCGGGATTCTCCGGTAATGGACGGTTTGGTACATGCGACACTCTCACGAATTGTGGCTCGTTAAGCACAGAGCTTGTCGCATGAATCTTAAATTTGATACTACCCCTCCAAAAAGTGTAAAATTGTGAGAAGAATGCCAGCGGATTACACGTAGCCTTGTGATTATCCATCCATAGGCGCGGTGTAACTGGAATCCATCCCATATCAAAGTTGGCCTCAACATTTGAAGAAGAAGAATGATTGGTCTTGAAGGTTTGACCACAGTCTCCATACCTTTTCATCAGATTTGTGATATGATGAAAATCCTCTTTGAAGTTATTGAGACTTCGCATTGGATTCTCATATCCGAGAACAAAGTTAGAAGAACTGGGGAAGTTTTCAGCTTGAACCAAAACATCCCGGTAGTACACTGTCTCTACTCCACCATTTCGTACGTCGGTCTGACGATGAGATTTGTAATTATTGGTGTTAGAGACGTTACGAGGTACTGCAAATTGGAAATCAGACCCTCCTCTAACTGTTACGAACATGTTCACTTGGTCAGTCGTGCCCGATGGACTCCTAAGAGTATCCAGTACGAAAATACCAAGAGAACCTGTACCAATAACAGCGTTATTGCGAAACATCCTTTCATGGAAGGTCGGTTTCCAAGCTGTAGCACTCACAAAGGGAACACTGAAATTAAATTCATGTCCCTGTTTGAGATCGCAGATGAGGTGAGGATATTCAGAAAAATTCCCACGATTGTAAGTCGTGAAGAATTCCCGTGGATGAAAAACCACCACAAAACGACCAGTGTGAAATTGAGTCGCGCCAACAACCACCCTGAAGTGGAGGGAACCACGCCAATAGCAAAACATTTGACTCAGCATAGCTGGATAGGAAATAGTTTGATAACCCGAGTCTCGTGTTCCGGCAACTCCCATAGTAGGGGTAACAGTCTTGGTAGGTACCAAATCTGTATGACGTGGTGTATTTTCACTCCAAACTCCCTCCTCAATAATAGCCTCCCTCTGTACCAAATCTGTGATCTTCATCGATTGACTCGAATCGTTCAAGATTGGTTGAAGAGATGCATTAGTGAGGCAAAACTGGAATATAGCATCATCCATAGACGCTCTAGAGTATTCCCCAGCAGTGGTATGTTTGAGCTGAGTTTGCTCACCCTGCTTCACCAATATATCAGGATCTTGTGCTTCTCTAAGCGTGTGAAGTTCCATGTTCTCAAAATATACATACAAAGAGACATCCACACTGGGACTTCCGCCATCGGGATACATCAAGCGGTTAAATAAAACCAACTTTAGTTGTCCCATGAATGAACACCCGTAAAAATCTTTGTCCATCCCTAGATAAGACACAACATGATTATATGGAATCCTGAGTTCAATCTCGTTTCCTGTTGAAATATCCAACATCACATGATGGAGAGGAAATAGAGACCTAGCAGTAGTAGCTGGTGCTTTCGCATCTGCTCCATGCTTGAACATAGGATCCCAAACCAACCCTACATGTCCACCATAAAATGGAGTAGCATTCACGTGCATTCGCACTACTATGTCTGTCCTATAATATGTGTGTTGGGCCAAAATTCTGGAAATAGCTGATCTGGGAGTTGTTTTCCCAAGAGCATCTACATTCCAGAGAGCATCCTGTGGTAAGTTATAGGAAGCCCTCATTTCATTGGCTTGTCCCACATTGAGATTTGGTAACGGACCAATAGGCATGGCAGAAGTAATAGTATACAGACCTAATAAATTTGGTCTCTGGGCTATGGACTTGAGATCCCAGTTCGCAGATTCGATCTTCTCCAAAGAAGGAATAGATCGTTGCATTGAACTCACAGTAAGATCTCTCTCCAACTGGAATGCAATATCGCCATGGGCATCTGTAATTTCTTCCAGATCACCTTGGACAACCACCGCATTCCTAGCCGTGATGGTCGGATAATCTTCCCAAATTCCTTTCAAAACTGGGATGGTCATCAACCATCTACATTCCATGTCCTCATAGAGAAATGAAACAATCCGCATTCCACGAGCATGTAAACCCTGATTAATGCGTAACTTGAGATCCTCGAAGTATTCTCTTCCATGCATATGAGCATCGAAGAGACTTTCCTCGATGTTGGAATATAAGATCCCATCAACATCACGCACTCCTCGAACCCACATAACGCGCTCCTCTATCGATTTCTTATCAAGAGGAGCCAACTTCCACATAGGCCAGTTGGGATGCGGCACATACGAGCGTTTCAAAAACGTCATATCCAAAACGGGAACCAGTGGTTCACTTTCTTCGATAGGTCGCTTCTTATCGTCCGTATATGTAATACCTTTCTCTTTGAGAAAATGGTGCACAGATACCAAATTGTAATGCTCTCGCACAGATGGGCTCGGTACTATGTTGTTGTCGTCACCAAACACTGCACAGCGAACAAATTTGAAGAAGCATGTCATGTTTGCTTTGCTTGGACACTTCCGTCGCATGATATCCAACCAAGCCAAAGACAAATATTCCAAATTCACAAAGTTGTTTACATGCACAGTGATTGCAGAACCACTAGGTATACCCTTGTAAACTTCCAACAAGGTATTACTCGCAAGAGTATACCTGTGAGTATGCTCACTTAGAAGCACCTGTCGCACATTGTTATCTTCCTTTGATCCTCCATACCATGAATTGATAATCTCACCAATGTCGGTAAGAACCTCTCCGTCAATAAGGCCATCAAAGGATTGAAAATCTCCAGCAAATCCCATGTCACCATACTCTCGCAAATACTCGTAGAGCTCTGTCCACTCAGCACCGATAGGGTTCAATCCAACTTTCATTGGAAGAATAGCCCTATTGGACATAATCATGGAACAAAAATCCAAGAAATGGGATCGCACAGCCATTGTGAAGTCACAAGGCATGATAGTAAACACTCTGGTCTTTGGAACCTCGTAAATCTTCTTGAGTGCTACTCTCTCATCCTTAGTGCATTCAGCAGAAACAGAGAAAATCCTCTCTCCTTTCCTGGCTGCTATGATTCGCTCAAGATACTTTTGCTTCAGTGGTAGATAATCAATATCTTGCTTTGGTGCTCCTGTATAGTACTCACCAACTTGCTTGAACATCCAACTTTTATTAGAAAATCCTGAAGGTCTCTGCTTAACATAAGGAAAACCCTCGGAGGAACTCATGTTCATACGATCCATAAAATCAACCCCTGGTACTCCATTGATTGTTTGCTCCAATGAAAGCACCCCACGCTCGCCACGTGTACCATTGAGAGGCTTCAACATGTCGATCATATGAGCAACAAATTTCCTTCTATCCTTGGGATTGAAAGGACGAGTGACACCACCATACTTGTTAATACCAGATACGATGGGATCAAACTTCTTTCCTTCCAAACGCGGATCAACAGCCGAAAGAATGGCTGGTTCTGTCTTTGCTTGACAAACGACTCCATGTAACACAGTCTTATTAATATTACTCTTCTGTGGAACATAAATCGCCAATGAATCAGGGACAGTCCCAATCACTCCTAAATCACCCTTAGGAACATCACAGAGAATGGAAGATTCCACCTCACGAGTAAATATTTCACGTTCGACAATGGGTTCATCATCAAACATGGATATCAACCCATTGGTGTGGGTATCAAGAGTCTGCAGAGCACTCTCAATTTGTTCCCTAACCACCATCTCTGCGTATGCCACCTTAGTGTTAATATTGGCACAAACATGGATCCCAACAATCTTTCCATTAGTACATCTGTTCTCCTGGATTATTGGACTCCCACATTCACCTTGGACTGTATCAGCACGATAGGAATACCCCTTAAGAACATGGGTTTCACCATCTATCTCATAATTAACATTCTCCATGCACTCAGTCTTTTGCTTCAGATCATCCAGCACACGCATTCTCATCACGTTAATATCAGATTGAAACTCAGAGTTAATGAGAACACCGCCAGTAGGAACAAACTTGGCGTGATCATCCAATGTTGCTAGAAACTTCACAATTGGTCGCACCTTCTCAATACGAGAACCACATCTGTAAACACACAGATCTCGCTCAAAAATACGAACCAATTTAGTAACGTCAAAAGCAATCTCGACTTTTCGGATGCCAAGAAGGATATGAAAATTCTCACCTTCCTGTAACCTATAGAAGAAATGCCACGGAGCAATCACGCAATTATCAGTGATGAAGAGACATTGCATTTTTGTCACTGATGTTCCTCGCTGATGGAAAATGATACCCAAATTTCTCGAAAATTTGTTGAAGATCAAATTTTGAGCATCATTATCATGGTTGGCTTGAATCTCGATCTCCGATTTAACCAAAAGTGTTGCTTCTTGAGTTTCGACCACAACTGGATCGGAGTTGTCTAACTCAATACGCCTCATTTTGGCATCATAGATCTTCTGAGCTTCAGTCATTGTAGCATGGATCTGCTGTCTAAGTTCTGATCCTTCTACCGCATAGCTTGATTTGATGGGATTTCCCTTAGCTCCTCCGCGACCCCCAACATGTTGATACTGCTTTCCAGCAATAACAATATTCTTGCGGGTACGACTGTAGGAGCTATCACGAGGGAACTGACTATCATCCTCTCTGACAAACTCTTCAGGACGATATGGGTTCTTGATAGGATTTCCCTTGGAACCACCACGTAGACCTACGCGGTTGACCTTTCTCCCAGCAATCACAAGATTTTTGCGGTTGTTGGCATAGGATCGTTCGTTAGGAAATTGACTATCATCCTCGCGCTGGATTTGACCATCGAAATCAAACTTTGCTAGGTCCTCACTATCTACATAAACAGCTTTAAGCTTAGATCGCAAAACTTCCTTGATAGCAGCTCTATCCACCTTGGCCTCCGGCACAATGACGGTATCCACAGGTTTAGAGAAAACTGTGTTATCAATAAGATTTCTCTCTTGTAACTTGCGACCAGCATAGCGCTGTTTAACACTATACAAAGTACCTACTATAGCTAGGAATGAACCAGCTCCCACAGCAAGACGGAGCGCCATCTTAGCATTCTCACTCAGACCATCCCATGCCTTTTGCACATTCCGAAGAACAACATCAACAGCTTTGGTTGAACGAGAATGCTCAGATAATAATCTCTTCTCGTCTTGTCTCATCTCGACAATACAACGGAAAAGATATTTGTCTCTTTCTTCCCAAGTTTCATATTCTTCTTGAGCATCTTCATCGTCCCAGAGCAATTCAAAGACTCCATCATCCTTTCGAACAATAGTAATCTCGTCGATACACTGAGAGTAAGCAACCCTCAAGGGACTATTCTTTGGAAGAAGAGTCAAAAGAGCCTCAACATCCTTCTTCTCCACAGCAGACTTATAAAAGTTCCTGATAGCAATTGTAAAATCATTCTTCTCATTATCAGACAAACTCTCAAAAGCCTTTGCTATGGTTGGCGATATAAATCGCAGTCGACCCAAACCATCAAAGTAAGCCTTATCCAAAAAGAATTCAGATTCTTTTGTCAAAGCCTGTACCTCCACAGCAGAAGTCACAACCATGGCATCATATTCCTGAGCTCTGCCACAGACAGGAACACTAGCTGGGATCCGAAGACGTTCACGAACGCTCTTTCCATAAGTTCCATTGTCATAAGATTTTAGGATTTGATCCTGGAACGCGAAATGGGCATCCATATCTTCATTAACTTTCCTGAAGAACTCTCCGTAATCCATGGGTTTAGACAGTGGAGAGAGAGTATGGGGGCACAAGAGTTGAAATTCCAAGTGTCCCGCATTCTGAAATTCTGGGTTTCCAGTGTTAAAGGGACGAACCTTCTTCACTGAAACCAAGAGATTTCTTCTTCTGTGAAAGGCTTCCGGGTGACGCAAGCCACTATCAGCCGACATCAGCGGCACATTTGTTGTAGAAACAATGTACTTACTGGTGAAGTGAAGACCTTTCTCTTTGATATCTGCCATGACCACTTGACACGCGGTGTTACTTTTGATTTGAATCATCTCAGTAACATCGGATGGTGTATCATTGTGTACAACGGCTGCCAGATCATCATAGATAACCATGATTTGCCCATAGTAACCATCCCAATATTTGGAAGCTGGTTGTCTAAAATACTTGTCATCTCCTTCTATCCTAGGCTCACCTCTAAAGTCTAAAACATCGTTACAGAATTGTGGAACCAACGTACTTTTCCCAATACCAGATTCCCCAAAAAAGGATATGTGGAAGGGATCAACACGAGCGGTTCCAAGTCCCTTGAACTGATGTAAATCATCCAGTAGTTGCTTGGTCACCTTATAAGCATTGTTAATTTGAAGTCCAAGACCAGCATGTACTGGAGTATCTGCAACATAACGCAGCAGTTCAAGTGATCGTGCGTGCAATTCACGCACCTTTTGTGCTCGTTGCATTGTAGAAAAACCGGAAAACCGATTTTCGTCCAATGCATACTTATGCACATCGGCAAGATAGGTAGCTACATCAAACTTGAGAGCCAAGCTCAGTGTAGCAACATGTTTCTTGCTATTAGGATCAGCATCATACAACCATTGGCAAATAGTATCACCAACGAAAGCACTAAGCTTTCCCATAGTATTAGCACCCGTAGAAATACCACCAATATCTCGTCCTGTCTTCCCCAATGATGCAATCAGTTTGGAAATTTTTCCATCTGACGGCAGAGCACCACCAATCAATAAGCTTGCTGCTACTAGCAACAAATGAACCACAGTATGGGGGGTAATAGAAAAGCCGGAAACTTCTCCAATACCTTGTAGTTCTATCTTCTGTTCTCCTTCGGTCGAAGTCTTAAAGATTGATTCAAAGTTCTTGAATACGTAAGACATGAAACGTTGAGTTATCTCGCATTTCATAAGTGGTATGGTAGCAGCGCCAATCGCGCACATGACACCAACAGTGGTGTTAGCTTTCTGCCCAATAAAATATGCCACTCCTACCACGAGTAACATAAGTAAGGGTTCCAAACCCTTAAGTGAGATGCTTTGCATCATCTCTATCAACTTTGTTTTGACCAAATCCTTACCAGTATTAATGGAAGAATGAAAATCAGAACAAGCCGAAATAAATCCATTCAGAGTACCTGCTACTGAATCGCCGTTAGAGATCATGCTTTCGATCATAGGAAGAAAATCCTTAACCTTATCGATAATCACTCTAGTGTCGAATACAGTAGACTGAATGGTCGGCATCATTGTAGAAAATCCTGAAAGGACCTCCTTGAGATCCATGGCAGAACTACCAAGCAACATGTCTCCAAGCCCTTGGGGTTCCACTAGGTACTTCTCAAAATCAATTTGCATTGATCCTCCTTGTACCTCAACAGCATATTTCTTGTCGAGTTCCTCTGGGGATAATTCTTCATCTGGAAGAGAAAAGATATCTCTCTGTTCATACCTTGTTTCATCTGCAGAACACTTCAGTTCGGGTGTGGATTGCTCCTGGTCACGCGAACTGGTTCCAATTTGGAACTTAACATTGGGTGTGGATTCCTCCTGGTCACGCAAAGCAAACTCCATCTTTTCTGTTTCCTTAGAATCGACAACGGTCGAACATGATACAACTCTCTCTTCTTCCAAATGGGGAATTGACTCCTCTGAGAAAGATTCTAACAATAGTGCCTCGAGTTTATCAAGGTGTTCTAGAACATCCTCAAGATGAGATGCTGCACTAGTGTAATAGCCACAGTCCATATTATAATGGGCAGTGAAAGCACTAGCCTTAACCTCAATATATTGTGAATAGATTTCTTCCTTCCCTTGCATAACGACCTGTTCATCGCCTTTGTTCAAAAATTCTTGAGTTTGTTCAGGCAAACGATTGTACCTCCTGTCACGAGGAACAATAGCATACCCATACATCCTCCCGAATCTTCGTAGAGCATTGAGCATGGTTTTCATCATAGGGGAGTTCCTATCTTTAGAATCCAAAAGAGCACCAGAGTTTGGTATTCCTCCTGCATTCATGGATAGGGCATCTATCTTCCCTACTATATCACTCAATGTACCCAAGATCGCAGGTAAAGCATTTGCCACTAGTCGTATATTGTCAGATACGGCTACCATGTTGTTACCTGCGTTCACGTTTGCCAGACTTTGGATAGCATTAAGTAACTCTTGCTTCAATTTTGCAATATCAGCATTCGTCGGAACATCATCTGGGTTCGTAGTTGCACTACCACTTCCAGTTGCTGCTCCAGATGGAGTAGGATAAGTCGGTTGCTGTGGTGTATTCGGCGGAGTTGGCGTTGGAGCAGTATACCGATAATTCGGATATGTCAGACGCCATGCCGCATACACAGGATAATCAGCGCGAAATGTATTGAAATCCAAATTCGCGTTGGTATCCACCATCCGCTGATAATTCAACGGTAAGAAAGGACCATTATTGACGTAACTAATAATAGTATTAAGGAAATCACGCAAGGCCACGGTATCGTTGTTAGTGCGGAGATACTCCAATGTCTGCATGTAATCCATTAGAGATATATATATATATATGTAATAAAAGTGTTGATGTTGTTGTTGAACGTAATTTTAGTGACCAAAGTAACCAAAAGTAACACTTGCACTGGATATAGTACCTCGAGTGCTTGGGAATTGACTTCGCAGTCTCTCTCACCAAAATGAGAGTTGATAACAGAGCCGGGGGGATTACGCGGATGTTATCGTACGGGTAACCGTAAGGCAAGATTTGAATCGTAACTCAGGGATCTTGCAAATGAAGTACCGTTACAAGCTGGGGGAATTACGCAGCTGATAAAGTAACAGGTAATCAGCCTGTATCTCGATCAGTATCAGACTGGGGTACACGTGCAGCAAATCTCGTCCGGTGATTTTAAACTCGGAGTCAGGCGATTTAAACTGTGTGATTCAGCAAGATATCGAAGATAACAATAAACAACGGTTGTTGCA